GCAGAAGCAGTCAACAACTACGCCTTTGCCGAAGACGATCCCCAGTTCTGGGCATTGGGCCGTAAGCCGCATCCCGATAATGAACGTGTGAGTTATGGATGCCATATAGCAAATAAACTGGGTGCTATACTACACTGTGATGCTGAAAGTGCAAGTAGTAACAGTCGTATATTCCGTACCACACAAGATTATCTACGATGCTACGGTAAACCCGATTTACTCGTGATTGGCTGGAGTACTTGGGAACGTGAAGAATGGTGGGACGATGTTACACAGAGATATTGGCAAATTAATGCCGGGGGCATTGGCGAAGATTGGCCACAAAGCATCAAGGATCGATATAAGAATTGGGCTTTAAAATTAAACTATCAAGCATCAATTAATAAATCACATAGAGCTATATATAATTTTCATCGCAAGTTATTAAACGATGGAGTAATCCATTATTTCTTTACCTGCTACGAACCATTTGCTCATGTAGAAAAACTGGATTGGAGCAATTGCTATCTAAATCCGTATGATAAAGACTACACTTACTACAATTGGTGTCAGAATCAGGGATTCAAAACAGTTAATCCCAAGAGTTACCATTTTGGGGCAGATGCTCACGAGGCCTGGGCCGAATTTATATATCCCAAAATTGTCCAAAGTTGCTTGACACGTAATGAATAATATGCTATTATTATGACATGAAATACTTAATCGTTGATACTGCTAATACATTCTTCCGTGCACGTCACTCGGCCGCTCGCCAAGCAGACACTTGGGACAGGTTGGGCTTTGCTGCTCACGTCACACTCAACTCTATTGCCAAAGCATACCGCGAACAAAAAGCAGATCATGTTGTGATCTGTTTAGAAGGACGTAGCTGGCGCAAGGACTTTTATGCCCCGTACAAAGCGAACCGTGCAGTTGCAAGAGCCGCGCTCACAGAAAAAGAAGCCGAAGAAGATAGACTATTTTGGGAAACTTTTGACGATCTCAAAACGTTCTTCTACGAAAAGTCAAATTGTACTGTTCTCCGGCACGAAGCATTGGAAGCAGATGACTTGGTGGCAGGATGGATACAAGCACACCCACAGGATTCACATGTAATTGTCAGCAGTGACACAGACTTTTATCAACTACTTGCAGACAATGTTGTACAGTACAATGGTATCAGTGACGAGCTTCATACACTGGCGGGTATATTGGATAAGAAAGGCAAATTGGTTATAGATAAAAAGACTAAAGAGCCTAAACGGATTCCCGATCCCAAATGGATCTTGTTTGAAAAATGTATGCGTGGCGATGCTACTGACAATGTGTTTAGTGCTTATCCAGGTGTGCGTACCAAAGGCACTAAAAACCGAGTGGGCCTACAAGAAGCATTTGAAGATAGAAACAACAAAGGATTTGCGTGGAACAATCTCATGCTTCAACGTTGGACTGACCATAACGGCGTCGAGCACAAGGTTCTAGATGACTATCATCGTAATGTGACCATTGTGGACTTGACGGCTCAGCCCGATGCAGTTAAAATGAACATAGCAAAAACTATCGCAGAAAATAGCGTACCAAAAGACATACCACAAATTGGTACCAAGTTTTTGAAGTTTTGTGGCAAGTATGATTTGAAACGCATCAGTGAAAACATTCAAGGTTACGTGGACTTTTTATCAGCAAGTTATCCGGAGAAGAAATGATTACATTAAAGCAATGGCTAGAGCTGGCCAATTACCGAATCACAGAAGGTGACCGTTATTTGTGGAACTGCTACGGCAAGGACACATTTATGTTGGCCAATTGGAATGGCATACATGGACGAGGTGGGTACAGCATTGACATTGTATTTGATACAAAAACGCAAACAGTATACGAAGTTTCAGCACATGACTTTACCAACGAACGTGCATATCGAATGATCAATCCCCTGTATGCAAAAGCACATGCCGAAGAAGCTGCCACACGTAGTATCGACATGAACACAGCATGGGACGGTGTTGACTACACAGATCTAGACGTTGAAGAAGACTTTGTGGAAAAGGCCACTGCTATTGTTAATGGCCGAGAGTACGACACACGAGTTATGATACAATTGGAACTTGACAGTGATCTAGAGATGGCGATTTATCGTAATGCACATAGGTTAGATATGACTGTGAACGATTACATACAAATGGCACTGGTTGAAATGATTAAGTCTAAAGCTCCAGAACTATTGGAGACTGTGGATGCTTAGTGGGCTAACTGGAAGTCAATACATTAATACCTCGGGCAATGAAGTCGCTGGCGGTCCATATATCAATGCCGATACTCCGGTGCCTGCCCCAGCTAGGGGTGCTCTGAGATTTAACAACGCCCGCATAGAAACATGGGATGGAAATTATTGGACCCAAATCTATGGACCATATGGATCAGTAAGCCTAACCCCCGACGCCGTTGAAGCAATTAACTGGGTACGTGAAAAAATTACGATGGAACGGCATATTGAACAACTTGCTCAAGACCACGTGGCAGTTGCAGATGCGCTGGCCACTGCAAAGGAAAGTTTAGACCGTCTACAGGTCGTTGTAGCACTAACAGACAAAGGATTAAAATGATTAAATGGTTATGTAACAAAATAGTACAATGGGGTCAAGATTACGACAAATGTGATGAAGCAGTGTATGCCAGTCCCGTTACCACCGGTAAACCCACTAGACGCAAAGGCCATCGTTTAGGTGCCGACTTTGACAACCCCGACATTCCCAGAACATTTAGATTTGATGTCAGTGTGGGCCGTGGTGGTGTTGTGTTAATTACAAGACGCTATGATCCCAAAAAGGACGAGACTATTGAGATCTTAAATGTCATACACGATGACCAAGACATTTCTGCTCAGGTTGGACAAATTGTAGCAATGGAAATGATCAAGTCATGAAGGAACTTGCGGATCGTAAACATCGTTATGATAAAGCATACCGTGTATTATTTCCAAAATCTCGTAGTTGGAGATTGCGATTTTTTAATTGGCTCGCACAGGGTCGAATAATATTAGAGGAAGAAAACAAAGTGGCAACAAACGCATATCAATCAGCATACGGTCAACTGCAAACTGTAACATTGGCAAATCCCAGCAGTAGTATGAATCTACCGGGTATTAGTTTTAAAATAACTAGTGCCAATGGTGGTACTATTATCTCAGTAAACGAAAGCGCACCGCAACAATATACTCTTACAGCCAACGGCAGTTCGGAAGAACTTTATATTATACCCGATGGTGTAGAGGATTTTGATCGCGAACTGGGCAAAATAATTACAATGTATAGGATGAAACAAAAATAATGGAAGCAATAGCCAAACCCGTAGTCAAAGACAAATTCTGGATTGTGGAGCAGTATGGCAGTAAAATTGCCACTATCCAAGCAGTGGATGAAAATGGTGGATTTGTTTATGTGCACGACAACGAACGCGAGCACTTTCCCAGTATCAAACTAATCAGTAAAAAGTACAACATACAATTTGTCAAAGCCGAAAAGCCCAAGAAAACAATCGAGCACGATATCTATGGATTTCCTGTTAGTGGCACTCCTTGCAATCAAGTACTGGATGTGCAAAGATATTTGCCAATTTATACCAAGGGCAATAAAAGCAAAAGTTTCTTCTGCGCCGGTTATTATTTGATCAAGTTTGGTACCAATTGGACACAACAATTTTGTCCCAAATTAATTACTTTGAATAGATATGAATATCAAGGGCCATTTAAAACCATAGAATCGGCTCAACAATCAATGAGAGAAATGAATGGAAGATAAATTAAGTATTCATGTACGTGCATTCAACGAAAAAGTTCGTATAATGAACTCGAGTCAACGAAAAGATCTATTGCTGAGTGCACAAGAAGCAAGAAATCTTCATGCTGACATATTTGCATTGTTATCACAAATAGCAGAACTGCAGACTCAACCACGAAGTGAACCCGAATCTCGCCAAATTCTAATGGATGGCGGCGGTTTCAAATAATATACATTGTTATTGGAGATAAATAAAATGTATATCAAGGAAAAAAGATGTCAAGACCAAAGCCAACAGTATTGTTGGATCATGTAAATAAAACAAATTACAAAAGTGATCAAGTTTTAGCCAGTGAAGGAATCTGGGCAGTATTCTACGATAATCAACCCATTAATTTAAAAACTCACAATGTATTAATTGCGTATCCCGGGCCGAAATACAAAAAAGTAAGTTTTTCAAATTCGGGACATGCCATTAATTTGTGTAAGAAATTAAATACTTTATTCAAGACAGATAAATTTACAGTAGTCTTGTTAAAGCAAGGTGACACAATCTACAAACCCTAGTCGACAAAAACATTGGCAAAATCTAGCAATAGAAAAGGCAGGGTATAATCCACGACGAGATTTTACTAATATCAATACCACCTGGTGGTTTAATGGTATAAACTCAGACAGCCTACGACTCAGCCGAACCGGTGCACAATGGTTTGACGAAAACGCCAAATTTGGATTTTATCTTGTTAAGTTGGCCAAACCCATAACTGGTCGACAAATGTTACAATTGGAAAAGTTTTTTGCCTGCCCGTACTATCTAACCACTAAAAGCATATATCTCATAGATGAAGCCACATTTATTATGTTGCAATTAAATGCCGGAAATCTTGCACAATATTTAGACAATTTAGAAGACAATCAGTGATTTGACCATTAATGGCAATTTGTATATAATAGTAATTGCGTATTTAATTTACCAAGGAACACTATGAATCCCGATCGCGACCTCGCAGTAGACAGTGCCAAATTTGAATACATCTGGCCCAAGGCCTATCCCTATTATTCCAAGATCCCGCTTGTGACAAAGTTTGTACGCAAACTGGTCCAAGACGACATTATTGGACTAGGGCAGATGTTTGAAAAGGCAATCAGTGTGCAATGCCGAATTGTACGCGAAAGCACGAGCGGGCGCGACTTTAAAAATGGTGATGATGCCAAATTGGTCGTAGTTAGGACTCATAGTCGCGGTACAGCTTATGCTGCTCCGGTCACCAACATTCATGCCAAGACCGGAAACTTGTTGATAGCGGTGTACGAGCGCAAACAAAAGAAATGGTATCACTTCAAGATCCCGTATGCGGCATACAAACATATTCCTGCGTCAAGTAACATTGACATTGTGTTTGAACTGGATGGAACGCCCAAACGAAAAAATCGTCAAAGCGTCAATTGGTGGAATTACGAAGTCGCGACCTTTAAGGATCTAGCATGAGTTATTTAGATGTAATACGTACCAAGTACGATATTAAAGACTACCGAGAAGCAAAAGTAGAAATACCCAAACTTCCCACAGAAGGTATTGTGTTGATTGTGGGCACTAGTGGTAGTGGCAAGAGTACTATACTACGAAGTTTAGGCGAACTCAAGCAACCCTACATAGATGATGAAGCCTATGTAATCGATAACTTTAGCTCACCCGAACGCGGTGAAGAACTGTTGTTAAGTTGTGGATTGCGTACTATACCTGCTTGGTTTAGACCGCCTGTTACACTCAGCAATGGTGAACGGCATAGATTTGAAATGGCCATGAGTTTGGATCAAGGTATCAACACCATTGATGAATTCACCAGTGTGGTGGATCGTGATACTGCCAAGAGTTTAGCATACAGTGTTCGCAAGTATTATGATCGACAGGCAGACGGTAAGCCGTTATACATTGCCAGTTGCCACAGGGACATAGTAGAATGGTTAGACCCCGACTACGTATATGACACGGACTTACGTGTCTTAGAAAACCGGAGGTCACTTCATCGATTGGGGCGACCCTCCATTACTCTCACCATCCGCAGCGCAAGTAGCACGTATTGGCGACTGTTTGGTAAGTATCACTATCTAGATACTGCCTTGGCTAAAGGTGCACATTGTTATGTAGGTCTAATAGACAACAAGCCTGTGGTGTTTGGTGCAGTTATTCATAGTACCAGCGGTACACTACACAGTTATTGGCGTGGTCATAGAACCGTTGTATTACCCGAGTTTCAAGGATTGGGTATTGGTAGTGCATTTAGTGATGCAGTAGCCGAAATATATCACAGTAGAGGCCTGTTGTATTATAGTAAAACTGCACATCCGGCATTTGGTGAGCATAGGAATCGCAGTCCATTATGGCAAGCCACAAGCACAAATGGTAAAAGTCGTGCAACAAGTTATTTAAACAAGGATGGTTCTAAACGTGCCATGCCCGGCTATGGTGGAACTACTGTAGAACGTGATGCGGCTCGTGTGTGCTATTCACACCGATACATTGGCAAAATAAAAAAATGATAAATTGGCCAGTAGATGTGACCAACAACAAATACAGTAAATGGTACAATTTATTAATAGATCGTGCCTTAACCAGAGAATTGCCTGATGCAGTTTATTTTGAAAAGCATCATATAATTCCTAAAAGTTGGGGAGGTCCCGATGTAAAAGAAAATATAGTTAAATTAACTGCTAGAGAGCATTACATTGCTCATGCCTTACTCTGGAAATTAGATGTTCCAAAAAAACAACATATTCAAATGATGCATGCCTTTACTGCAATGACCAGGATGAAGTACGGTCGCAGACAACACAAGATAAACAGTCGAGTATTTGAATCACTAAGGCTAGAGCATATTGCTCATATGAAGACAAAGACCGGCACTAAAAACCCTAACTACGGTAAGCAAATGCTACCGCATGTCAAACAAAAGTTAAAAGAAACAAACTTACAAAAATATAAAGAACGAAAAGCCAAAATGTTTGTAGGGCCTATTAGGCCTAAGGGAGCATTTAAATTTAGGGGGGTGGTGTACAAAGGAATATGCGAAGCCGAAAGAAAAACTAAATTGTCTGCAAGTAATATGAAGACTCAAATAAAATATTGGGGAACTGATCCAGATCTAGACACCATTAGAAAAATAGATAGTAACGAATTAAAATCTCCTAGAGAAGCCCCAAATAAAGGCGTGTCAATGAGCCAAGAACAGATACTTGCCATTAAAGAAACTAAACGGAAGCATTTTCAGCAGCTAAAAGAAGCTGGATTGCCAAATCCAAATACAGGAAGAAAAGCATCCGAGGAAACTAGGAAAAAAATCTCCGAAAAGGCTAAGGGTAGGAAAGCGTCTGAAGAAACTAGAAAAATTTTATCACAAGCAAGTAAAGGAAAACCAAAATCCCCAGAGCAT